ACCTTTGTCTAGCGTAGCACCAGCCAATCGCCTATCTACATATGGAAACCATTGCTTGAGATACTTAACTACATCTCGTTCTGCTCCACTGCCTTTGGCTTTGGCTGCACTACTCATTTATATAACTTACAATCATTTTAATTGTTGAATGAATATTACAATCACAATCATCTGATGTATCTCTATCATCAAAGTGTGCAAGATTGTCATTATAAATATCATTAATTAGTTCTTCAATTGTATATGGTTTGTATATAGTACTCATGCTGTTTTTTCTTCTGCAACAGTATCTGTATATCCTTCTTTAATACAATCTGTACATATATGCCAGCCTCCATCTAACCAAACAAAGTCTGCCACACCTTCACAATATACGCATTCAATCATACTGTCATCTCCGGTTGTCTATAGTCACGCACTATGTCTTCAAGATACATAGATGCTGGGTCGAATGATAAAGATATATAAGTATTACCTGTCGGGTCTGCCTTACCATATCTGTTTTTAACTGGGGCTACACACAAGTATGCATCCTGTCCTTGCATCATCTGCCCTATAGTTAATACCATTGCTGGTATCTGTGCAACCTTACCTTGCAACGCTGAGCGTGGCTGGCAAGGATAGCCTGTAGCACCTTCTTGAGTATGATGTAGCACAAGTACTGCTGCATTAGTATCACGGGCTAGAAACTTTAACTCTTTCATAACCTGTCGCATACCTGCAAACTCTTCGTGTCCATCAATGGCTATGTCCATAAGATTATCTACAACTATAAGAGTAGGGCTTCTGCCCCACATAGTCTCGAATGCTGAGACTTCATCATCTAAGTCTTTAAGTGTAGGTGATGGTTCAAAAGACCAGTACATACCAGAGAACTCACGCAGATATTCTTCTGCCCTAGTTCCATCTGTCTTAAGCATGTACTCTGCTTCTTGTTGTGTTATCTTGGCTTTCATAGCAAGCAAACGCATTGCCATTGTATGTACATTAGTATCAGCAGAAAAGTATAGTGTTGGTTGTTTTAATCTTGCTGCAATATGTAATGCAATAGATGACTTACCTGCGCCTGGAGTACCTGCAATGATAGTAACTTCTGCTCTACGCAAGATGATACCTTCACGCTGGAAAGCCTGGAAAGGTGGGGGTAATGGTTCCCCCCCCACCTCCGCCTTGTTAATACTACGGCGTAGTGTTTTCATTTATACTTTTGTTTGGTCGGCTGTGAATGTAGCAAACTCTGGTGAGCCTGCCTTAACATAAACTGTTGTGCATTTAGTCATATCTCCTTGCTTAGCAGGGCAGAAGTGTCCTTTGTATGGACCAAACTTACCAGTCAATCCATGGATGCGTGTCATTGTACCGTGAGGGCAGTTGCGTGCACCTGCACCTGGAAATACAGATGGTGGCAGTACTGATTCACCGATTACTGTTGCACCAAACTGTGATGCAATGCTTGCAATTGCTGGACTAGGTGGTACTGCTGCGTTAGTGCCACGCACTGCTGCTTCTAGTTCTGTTACTGCAGATGATAGTGATGCTATTGATAGCGCTACTACTTGGTCTAGTTCTTCTGCATTACTGGCACGCAGTGTTACTAATGAACCTGCTGCTGATTTAACTGTGATACTGATTGGTGCTTCGCTGTGTGTCATTTTACTCCTTGATTGGTGTTACTAGGGATTTTTTTGTATCTCGGAAGGCTCGAACTTTCATTGCTAGTTCTATCCCCTTCCATCCTTGCTTGATGTCAACAAAGTGTAGTTCACATTTACCACTACCAGCAGGTAGATGGACAATGATTCCTCTGTCTTGGTTCACACCACCCCAAGCACCACGGATTGCCGTGGCTGGGTCATACGGCAAGCCGTGTGCATACACTGCTAACTGCATGGCAATCTTATTAGGGTAAGCAATGCTACCAGTCTTTAGGTCGGAGATAAACAACTCGCCTTTGTATTCAACGATGCGGTCAGGTGTACCTGCAATCTTGTACTTATCCAACACACAAAACTGTTCAATGAATATGTTCTTAAAATGTTTTGTTGCATCTGCATATGCTTGTATGTCTGCAACATAATCTTCTGGTATGACACCGAGGTCTTCACCTCTGTCATACTTTTCTGTCAATGTATGTAGTGCAGTACCAATAGTTGCTTGAGTAGTAGCACCTGCTGCTTCCATTGCATCTTCAACTAATTTATCCATCTCTAGTTTGTTATCTCTGTATGCTGATGCAGCAAGCAATAGGTCTGGACGCAGCGTTAATCCTGCTGCTGCCATCCGTAACTTCCATGCTATTAATCCAGTGCCATCATCTAATGAACCTGCAACTGTAGTAGTGCGTGTGTACGGCACTGGCTTACCACCTTTAGGTGGCACAACCATAGGTCTACCGTATCTATCTCTTGGTATTTCTACCTCTGCCATGTTTCTCCTTTGATTAGATACTAGTAAGGGGTAGGACAAGGAGAGAGCCAAAACCTACCGCCCTACTAGTTGTCCCATCATAGCATAGTGACGGCTATGCGTTGATGTCATTGCCGCAGTGCGGACAAAACTTTTCTGGTTTCTTGCGTGGTTCTACCTTGACTTCATCTTTAAAGTTTTGATGCACATAAATCTTACATCTATTGCGTGTTGCATATAGCCGTACAATTGCACCCGACATATGCAGTACTGATAGTACACCACTAGCAGTGCCGTGGTGCCAGCCTGTTGCTGTTGCTATCTCTTTCCATGTAGCACCATCGGTGCCTCTGCTTATCAAATACTTTAATGTTAACTGCTGGTTGTTTAACTCTCGACCAGAATGGATATTATCTATTGCTCTCTGCTTAGATGTATCCGTACCTGACCAGCCAGCAGTACCGTTATATGGTATGTATGCGTTACTCATTATTAATCTCATCTAGTATTTTATTTAATACTATTTGTGCAGCAGCAGATGCTTGGTCTAACTTGTCTTGTAGTTCTTTACTCATTAGTTATCTTCTTCAATGTCATGCACTTCAATACCATCTACATCCATGTCATTAGTAGAATAGTTTGATACATCAGTGTTGTCTTCAATGATACTTTGGATTTCATCTTCATCTTCTACATCAAGATTGAATGTACCCGTGATGACAAAGGTTCCGCTGTATCTGCTGGTAAGTTTGTTGCATCCAATGCTTTCAAGCATTGTATTTGCATCACCCTTACTGACTGTTGTTTCACCGTCATTCCATTCACCTTCACTGAAGAAGTCACGTACCTCATTTTTAATAGTACGGATTTCTTTTTGGGCAGATTCGTAAGACCTTTGGATGTCATCTGCATACTTCGCTTTCTCTACAAAGCCTAGTACTTCTAGTTCTGTGTATGTAATTGTAACAATCTCTCCTGCTATTTCGTTGGTAATTGCTATTGTGTTCATGTTTCCCTCTCGTTGTTTGTGTGTGCCCCGTGTTCGCCACTGGCGGAGCAACCCAGTGAGGTGTAACTTATGGAGAAATAAGGAGTAACGACATAAGTTCTGCGCTTTACCCATGCTAGGTAAATTTATGCTGTAAGCACTAAGTCTAGTGCTTTGTCTTTGATGCGGTCATTGCGTCCGCTGATGGTGGCAATGGCACGCTTGTCAGAGCCACCAGAAGCATGATGGTCGGCATGTTCAATGACTGCCTGCCATACACCAAAGGCTGTGCCTCTGATGTTCTCCTGTGTAGGTGACTGGCTGTAGATATTCCATGCTGAGTCACGCCCATTGAATGCAATGGTGCGTTGACGGCGTTGACCTTGTGATAGTAAATGGTCTGGTGATTCTTCAACCTCTGATGGTAATGCCCATACAGACTTAAAGATGTTGCGTACTTGACGGGCATCAACTGTGCGTTGCAATAGCGTACTTGCTACTGCTTCATACTCCTGAATAGAATCATAAGTCAACTGAGTGATGTTGCGTATGTCATTGACTGACAATACAGAGTTGGTGGTGTGCTTCATAACATAGGTGTAAGCGTTCTTATGCTTGCCTTTGATGATGTGATTGATTTGATTCATACAGAACAAACGCTCAATGATAGGGCGAATGCGTACTGCACATGAACCATCATGTGATGATTGTATTAGTAAGAAGGCAGCATGTGGGTCATTGGCTACTTGTACACCTGCTGGTAACTCCATTACCATCCAGATGTTAGAGCCATTGTTGTACTCACCTGCTGCTGTGTATCGTGCATCACCTGAATCAACTAGCGTATCTAGTGCAGAGAATACTTCCATGTTTTGCACAATCTTATACTTGTCACCGACTACACCTATAACTTCA